CCCTTGTGCTTCCCGATCCGACGACGGCGGCCCCGTACCGCCAAGCACCAGACCGCCGTCGTCTTCCACCACCACAGGCCACCGGCAAAGGAGACCCATCATGGCTCAGCCGACTCTGATCCCGAATGGCGACGGCGCAAGGTTTGAATCGCTGCCGCTCGACACCCCCCGCAACCGCTGCATCCTCGCGCTCGACCTCGGCACCTCGACCGGCTGGGCGATCCGCGGCCACGACGGTCTGATCACCAGCGGCACCGTCTCGTTGCGTCACTGCCGCTTCGACGGTGGCGGCATGCGGTATCTGCGCTTCACCAACTGGCTGACCGAGATCGACCGGCTGTCCGGTCCTGTCGCCGCCATCTGGTTCGAGGAAGTCCGCCGCCACGCAGGCACCGACGCGAGCCACATCTACGGCGGGCTCATGGCCACGCTGACCGCATGGGCGGAACTGCGCGGCGTGCCCTACGAGGGCGTGCCGGTCGGCACGATCAAGCGGCACGCCACGGGCAAGGGCAACGCCGACAAGGCCGCCATGGTCGCCGCCGTCCGCGCCCGCGGCTTCAGCCCGGCCGACGACAACGAGGCCGACGCCATCGCCATTCTGCTCTGGGCGATCGAGACGAAGGGAGGTGTCGCATGAGATGGCATCCCCACGGCTACGGCGGCCGACGCCGGGATCCCGAACAGGTCAAGCGCGAGGGCTGGCAGAAACAGGGCGTCCTCGCGGTCTCCGCCGATGACGACCGCCTCACCTGGCCCGAGCGCGAACTGGTGCGCCAGCTCGGCGAGCGGCTCTACGGCTCGCGCCCAATGGGTCGGGAGGCGCGTCATGGCTGATCGCGAATGGACCGCCGAGTGTGTCGCCGAACATTTCGAGGAGGCGTTCCGCACGTTGCGCAAGCTGCCGCCGGTCAAGGCGCAGGGCTATTTCAACACCTGGCCCGACATCGTGCGGACCAGCCGCGAGATTGCTTTCATGCAGCCCGAGCCCATGCGGATACGTCCGTCAGCAGCAGCAATCACTCGGCTCGAGCAGACCTTCGATTGGGTGCTCTGGATCGAAGAGGACGAACGCAAATTGGTCTGGACCCGTGCAGCGCGCGTGCCCTGGAAGCTGATCAGCCACGACCATGGCTGCGATCGCACTACGGCGTGGCGACGTTGGCAGCTAGCTCTCACCAAGATTGCCTCTCGGCTCAATGCGCAGTGACTCCAATGTGTTGCAACACTTTTGTATGCAACAAACCGGGGCAAATCAGGTATGGTTCTGGGTAAGCTCGACAGAGTAGCGCCCGCGACGGATCATCCCCATCGCGGGCGTTCTCGTTTCCGGCGTCACCATCGTCGTCACCAGCACCTTGAGATTAACCCCATGCCCGTCCGTCCACCGCTCCATCGCCCGGTTGGTCGGCGCGAGAAGCGTGAGCGCGATCGTGACTATGATCGCAACCGTGATCCGGTTGCCCGCGCGCTCTATCGCTCGAAGCGATGGCAGACGGAACGCGCGGCCTTTCTGCACGACCATCCGCTGTGCGCGGAATGCGAGCGCGATCGTGTGATCCGCCCTGCAAACGTCGTCGACCACATCGATCCGCATCGCGGTGACGAGGCGGCGTTCTGGGACAGGAGCCGCTGGCAGGCGCTGTGCGCGTCGTGCCACGGCCGGAAGACCGCGAGCCATGACGGCGGCTTCGGCAATACGCGGCGCTGCTCCTAGGCCCCCCGGGGAGGTCAAATCTCTGGAGAGTTCGTTCCCAGGACCGCGCGCCACCAAAAGCGCATCCGTGGCCAAAATGAAGCATGGGGGGTGCGCGGCTAAGATGTTGATTTCATTGGATACAGACAATGGCAGTCGCTGAAACCGCGCACATCGGCGCCGACGACCACGCACGCCAGCTTTCGGTCGAATACCGGCCGCTCGACAGCCTGGTGCCCTATGCGCGCAATGCCCGCACGCATTCGGATGCGCAGGTGGCCGAGATCGCCGGGTCGATCCGCGCCTTCGGCTTCACCAATCCGGTGCTGATTGCCGCAGACGGCACGCTGATCGCCGGCCATGGTCGCGTGCTCGCCGCGCGCAAGCTTGGCATGGAGACGGTGCCCGCCATCGTGCTCGCCGGCCTGTCGGAAACCCAGCGCCGGGCGCTGGTGCTGGCCGACAACCGCATTGCGATGAATGCCGGCTGGGATGAAGAATTGCTCGGTCTCGAATTGTCCGACCTGCAGGAGGCAGGCTTTGATCTCAGCCTGACCGGCTTTGGCGACGACGAGCTGCAGAACCTGCTTTACGGCAACCGCGACGAACAGGACGGCCTGACCGAGGACGACGCCATTCCGCAGGTGCCGGCAACGCCTGTCACACGGCGCGGCGATCTGTGGCTGCTGGGTGATCACCGGCTGCTGTGCGGTGATAGCACCTCGCCGGAAGATGTTGGTCGCCTGATGAACGGCGAACGGGCGGCGCTGTTTGCCACCGATCCGCCCTACCTGGTCGATTATGACGGAACCAACCATCCGACAAAGAAAACCGCCTCGGCGCGGGCGAAGAAAATCGCCAACAAGGACTGGGGCGACGATTATATCGAGCAGCCACACTGGGATGATTCTGCCCAAGGACCGCAGTTCTACGAGGCCTTCTGCAAGGTGGCGATCGAGCATGCCATTGCCGAGGATGTGGCATGGTATTGCTGGCACGCCTCGCGCCGCCAACGCATGCTGGAAACGGTCTGGGATCAGTTCGATGTGCTGCATCACCAGCAGATCATTTGGGCCAAATCGCGCCCGGTGCTGACGCGCTCGGTGATGCTGTGGGCGCATGAGCCGTGCCTGTTCGGATGGCGCCGGGGCAAGAAGCCCCGCATCAACCGCGAGGGGTTCGAGAGCTGGCCGACCACGGTGTGGAACATCCCATCCTCGGAGATCGAAACCCGCGAGCATCCGACTTCGAAGCCGGTTAAGGTGTTCACGCTGCCGATGCAGCTGCACACAAGACCGGGCGACATCTGCTACGAGCCGTTCTCCGGTTCGGGCTCACAGCTGATCGCCGGCGAGAAGACCGGCCGCCGCGTCTATGGCCTCGAACTGTCGGAGGCCTTCTGCGATGTGGTCGTCAAGCGCTGGCAGGCATTCACCGGCAAGGCGGCCAGGCTCGATGGCGACGGCCGCCGTTTTGATGAGATCGCCGCCGACCGAGTGCCTGATGCCGGGACCGCGACCAGGGATGCGGCAGCGGCATGAAGCAATCCCGCACCATGTCTCTGGTGGAGGCTTTCGCCAATGTCGCCGTCGGCTATGGCATTGCCGTGGTGACGCAGATGCTGGTGTTCCCGCTGTTCGGATTGTCCACCTCGCTGGCTGACAACATGGCCATGGGCGCGATCTTCACCGTGGTGTCGATCGCGCGCAATTTTACATTGCGGCGGGTGTTCGAGGCCATCCGGATGCGGCGTGCCAACGAGGCAACCGCCGCCCCGAAGGGGCGACGGCCGTGACAGGATGAGAGCTGCGGCGTCAGGCTGCGGGCAACCGGTAGACCCGCCCACGTCCTTCGACCTTCTCGGAACTGACCTCGAGACCAAGCTTCTTCTTCAGCGCACCGGCCATTGCACCGCGCACCGTGTGCGACTGCCAGCCGGTCGCGGCCATGATCTCTTCGATGGTCGCGCCGTCGGGCGCCTGCAGCATGGCGATCAACGTTGCCTGCTTGGTGCCCTTCCGGCGCTGGACCGGGGCGGTCAGCGTTTCAGCCTGCGGGGTGTCGGTCTGCTCGTCCGTGATCCCAAGGGTGGTGTAGGCCAGCGGAGTGGCGCGCAGCGTGATCGGGCCGCGTTCTTCGTCGTGCCGCCAGACCGTGTCGAGGTCCGTGGCGGCGATTTCCTCGATCAGCCCCTGCTTCAGGAGGCTCTTGCAGACGTTGCCGACAGCTCCGCCCTTGAGGCTGGCGGTGACGGGGAACACTGCCCCGTACTCGCGCGCGCAGGCGGTGGACAGGATGACGGCTTGGGCGTCGGAAAGCTGAATCTGGGTCATGGGGTCGTCTCCTTGATCGGGGGCCGCGCCATCGCGGCCCTTCTACGACCCCAAGCCCGCCTTGCGGCGGGCAGGCTTCGGAGAGGTTGGCGCTACTGGGCGTATTCGCCTTCGCGGAACGCCATGTCGGTGATCTCGCGCAGCTTGTTGCGGTAGTGCTCGAGCGTGCCGACATGGCCCCAGTCGATCTCGTCGGGGTCGGTGTCGAAATGCTCAGCGCTGAGCGCCGACAGGCGTTCGAGCATGGCGTCGATCTCGAACTTCGCGGCGAGGAAGGCGTCGATGGCTGTGGCTCGGGTCTTGGACTGGTTGCTGTTCGTCATGGCTGTTTCCTTCATCCTGGCAATCACAGTCATGCTCTGAACGACGAGATCATCAACCGGATAAGACGATCATTTTGTTGCTGTTTTTGACGCGGGCGCCGCTGCAACGCTGGCGCAGGGAGTTTTGACATGGCGGGACGCAAGCCGCTGCCGACACATCTGAAGCTGGTGAAGGGCACGGCCCGTCCGCACCGCCTGAACAAGGCCGAGCCGAAGCCGGTGGTGGCGACGCCCGAACCGCCTGACCATCTCGATGAAGCCGCCAAGCTGAAGTTCACCGAAATGGCAGAGCTGCTTGCCCGCCACGGCGTGATGACGGAGCTCGATACGCATGCGCTCGCCCGCTACGTCGTGATCTGGCGACGCTGGCTGGAGGCGGAGCAGGAAGTGAAGCGCCGTGGGCCGGTGGTGAAGACGTCGAATGACAACATCATCCAGAACCCGTTCCTGGCTGTGGCCAACAAGTGCCTGGCGCAGATGGCGCAGATCGAGGCCGAGTTCGGGCTGACGCCGTCCAGCCGCTCGCGCATCCGCATGGCCGAACCCGCCGAGACGAGCGATCCGTTCGAGGAGTTCCTGAACCGTGGCCGCAAAGCCTAGTTCCCGTGCTTCGCGCGAACGGGGTGATGGCGGCAAGAAGGCTCCATCCTGCCCGGTCACGGCCTACGCGCGCGCAGTTGTCAGCGGGAAGATCGTCGCCGGCCGGTTCGTGCGTCTGGCCTGCGAGCGGCACCTCACGGACCTGAAGGTGGGGGCAAAACGCGGCCTGGTCTGGGATGGTGCTGCGGCACGTCATGCGATCGACTTCTTCGGCCATCTGCGCCATTCGACCGGCGAATGGGCCGGCGAGCCCTTCGTGCTTCAGGGCTGGCAGCAGTTCGTCGTCGGCTCGCTCTATGGCTGGAAGCGCAAGGACGGTTTGCGCCGGTTTCGCACCGCCTATGTCGAAGTAGCAAGGAAGAACGGCAAGTCGGTGCTTCTGGCCGGCACGGCGCTCTATGCGCTGATCGCCGATGGCGAGCCCGGTGCGCATGTGTATTCGGCGGCAACGACGCGCGATCAGGCCAGGATCGTCTTTGGCGAGGCCGAGCGCATGGTGGCGGCGAGTTCGGCGCTGCAATCGAGGATCACACGCACGGTGAACAATCTGGCTGTGCTGCCGACCTCGTCCTGGTTCAGGCCGCTGTCGGCGGACGCCAGCAAGATGGACGGGCTGAACATCCATTTTGCGGCCGTCGATGAAGTGCACGAACATCCGGGACCGGAGATCATCCAGAAGCTGAACACCGCCACCGGCGCGCGGCGCCAGCCGCTGATCTTCGAGATCACGACGGCCGGCTATGATCGCCATTCGGTCTGCCGCCAGCATCACGAGTTCTCGGTGAAGGCGCTGGAAGGCACGGTGCCGATGGAGTCGTCGGACAGCTGGTTTGCCTATATCGCCACCATCGATGAGGGCGACGACTGGACCGACGAAAAGGTCTGGGTGAAGGCCAATCCGAGCCTTGGCGTGACGGTGAAGCTGGATGACCTGAAGCGGCAGATCGACGAGGCCAGGGAAATGCCGGCGCAGCAGAATGCGATCCGCCGGCTGCGCTTGAACGAATGGACCGAGCAGGTCACCCGCTGGCTCGACATGAGCGTGTGGGAGGAAGGCGGCCTGCCGGCTGCCACCGACTGGCGCATCGTCAAACACGAGCTGGATGAGCTGGAAGGCAAGCTGCTGGGGCGTGAATGCTATGGCGGGCTCGATCTTGCCCGCGTCAACGATCTGTCGGCCTTCGTGCTGGTCTTCCCGCCGACACTGGATGAAACGCTTGGAAAGCTTGCCGACAAATGGATCGTCACCTGCCGGTTCTGGATTCCCGAGGACGACATAGTCCGCCGTGTGCGGCGCGACCGCGTGCCCTATGACGTCTGGCGCGATCAGGGATTTTTGACCGCGACACCCGGCAATGCCACCGACTTTGCCTTCATCGAGGCCGAGATACTGGAGCTGGCCTCACGCCATGATCTGCGGGAGCTGTCCTATGATCGCACCTTTGCCGGCGAGATCGTCCAGCATCTGCAGGATGAAGGCCTGAACCTCGTCCAGTTCGGCCAGGGGTTCCTGAGCATGGGTGCACCCACGGCGGAACTGGAGCGGCTTTCGGTGTCACGCTCGCTCTGGCATGGCGGCCATCCCGTACTGCGATGGAACGCCTCCAATGTTGCCGTGCGCCATGATCCGGCCGGCAACATCAAGCCGGACAAGGAGCGCTCGACCGAACGCATCGACGGCATTGTCGCCATCTGCAACGCGCTCGGGCGGGCGCTGGCCCGCGACGTCAATGCCGGCCGCTCGGTCTATGAGACCCGCGGCATCCTGTTGCTGTAAAGAGCTGACGAAAGAACCCAATGGCATTCTGGTCGAACTGGTTCGGCGGCGCAAAACCGCCGGCCGCATCTCCGCGCGCGTCGTTCCGGGATGCGGGTGGCGGGATCGTCATCACCACGGCGCAGCAGCTGGAAGAGGCGCTGCGCTCGGGAACGGTGACCGCCTCGGGGGCTGCGGTGACGCCCGACAGCGCCATGCGGGTGGCGGCCGTCTATGCCTGTGTGCGCATCATCTCGGGTGCTGTGGCGACATTGCCGCTGCACATCAAGCGCCGGGTGGATGAGCGCACCCGCGAAGACGCCTCCGACACGCCGATCTGGACGGTGCTGCGACGACGGCCCAACCGCTGGCAGACTCCGTCGCAGTTCCGCCGCATGCTGCAGGCGCATCTGCTTTTGCGCGGCAATGCCTACGCCATGATCGTGCGGTCACGCGGACTGGTGCAGGAACTGATCCCGCTGCATCCCGACCGGGTCGAGGTCAGGCAGACGGACGATCTGGCGCTGGAATACATCTACACCCGCCAGAACGGACGGCGCATCCGGCTCCGCCAGGATGAGGTGTTCCATCTGGTCGGGCTGACGCTGGATGGCGTGCATGGCGTGTCGGCGATTGCCTACGCCCGCGAGACCATCGGGCTGTCGCTGGCCATGGAAGACCATGGTGCAAGCACCTTCCGTAATGGCGCCCGTGTCAGCGGCGTATTGAAACATCCGAACAAGCTCGGGCCCGAGGCGGTCGCCAATCTCAAGGCCGGGCTCGAAGAGTTCCGCTCCGGCGGCGAGCAGGAGGGAAAGAACCTGATCCTCGAAGAGGGCATGGACTATGCCCGCATCGCCATGACGGCCGAGGATGCGCAATGGATCGAGAGCCGCAAGTTCAGCCGCACCGACATCGCCATGTTCTTCGGCGTGCCGCCGCACATGATCGGCGATACGGAAAAGTCGACCAGCTGGGGCACGGGTATCGAGCAGCAATCGATCGGCTTCGTCGCCTGGACGCTCGAGGACCATCTGACCATGTGGGAAGAGGCGATCAACCGCGACCTGATCGGCGCGGAAGACGATCTCTACGCGCGCTTCAACCGGGCGGCGCTGGTCAAGGGCGACATCAAGGCGCGCTGGGAGGCTTACGTCAAAGGCCTGCAATGGGGCGTCTACAGCCCGAATGAAATCCGCGCGCTCGAAGACCAGAACCCGCGCGACGGCGGCGACGTCTTCTATCCGCCGCCGAACACGGCGGGCGCGCCGGCGGGGGAACAACGAGATCGCCAGGAGTCTGGCAACGGCAGCGATGGCGATCGCGTGGTCGCTGCCAGTGGCAACCCTGGCGATCGAAAGATTGGTGACTGGCGCGATGACCAAACCGACGCTCCGTAACGACAAGGAATAAACAGATGACCCTTCTGAACACGTTGAAACTGGCCTCGACGCTGATCGTCATGGCGGTTGTCGGGCTGGCCGCCATCAGCCCTGCTTTCGACTTCGGCATCTTCATCGGTGGCGTCACGCTCGGCGGTTATCTGTTCCAGCTCCTGGAGAACCTCTGATGAGCCTGCGCAGCCTTCCCAACGCGCCCACAATGGCTCGCCCGCAAAACTACCAGTGGGATGCGCCGAGCGACGTGCTGGCGAAATGGGCAGAGCACTCTTTTGCCGCTGCGCCCGGTGCCGACGCCGACGCCACCATCTCCATCTTCGACGTCATCGGCGAGGATGGCTGGACAGGCGGCGGCGTCACGGCAAAGCGCATCTCGGCGGCGCTCCGTTCGATCGGCAATCGCGACGTCATCGTGCGCATCAACTCGCCCGGCGGCGACATGTTCGAGGGCATCGCCATCTACAATTTACTGCGTACGCACCCGGCAAAGGTGACCGTCGAGGTGCTGGGCTGGGCAGCGTCGGCCGCTTCCATCATCGCCATGGCCGGCGATGTGATCCGCATGGGGCTCGGCTCCTTCATGATGGTGCACAATGCCTGGGGTCTGGTCATCGGCAACCGCCATGACCTGCGCGAGGCCGCCAGCCTGTTCGATGGCTTCGATGCGGCACTTGCCGACATCTACGAAGCCCGCACCGGAATGGCCCGCGCGGAGATCGAGCGCCTGATGGACGCCGGAACCTTCATGACGGCGGCGCAGGCCGTCGAATATGGCTTTGCCGATGCCGTCGACGATAGCGTTGCAGCGCCTTCCGGCGATGCCAAAAGCACAGACCGGCGGTTGATGGCACGCCGGCAAACCGAGGCCGCGCTCGCGAAGGCCGGCTTCACCCGCACCATGCGCTCCGAGATGCTCTCGGAGTTGATCGGCTCGGCCACGCGTGATGCAGGCCAGCCTTCCGCCGCGCGCGATGCAGGCGACAATCCCGAACTGAATGCCGCCGCCCTGCAGCGGCTGATCGACACCATCAGATCATAGGAGACCCGAGATGGGTATCGAACTCACCCCGCGTGCGCGCGGGATCGTCGGCGTGCGCGCCGATTCCGGCAATGCCACCAAAATCCTGGCCGAACTGCAGAAGACCTTCGAGGACTTCAAGGTCGAGCGCGACAAGGAACTCGCCGACATCCGGGCCGGCATGGCCGATGTGGTCCAGACCGAAAAGGTCGACCGCATCAATGCCGAGATCACCGCCCTGCAAAAGGCCCTCGACGAGACCAATGCCGCGCTGGCAGCGCTCAAGGTCGGCGGGGTGGGTGGCCCGGCTGACCCCGACAAGACCGAACATGCCCAGGCCTTCGACCGCTTCTTCCGCCGCGGCGTCGATGCCGGCCTGCGTGATCTCGAGGTCAAGGCCAAGCTGACGACGCAATCCGACCCCGACGGCGGCTATCTGGTACCGGAAGAAACCGAGGCCGGCATCGATCGCGTGCTCGGCACGGTGTCCACGATCCGCTCTCTGGCCCGCGTCATGTCCATCTCGACCAATACCTACAAGAAGCTGGTCAACATGGGCGGCGCCACTTCCGGTTGGGTCGGGGAGGAAGATTCTCGCACTGGCACGAACACGCCGACGCTGCGTGAGATCGCCATCAATACCGGCGAAATCTACGCAATGCCGGGTGCAACGCAGACCTCGCTGGACGATGCTCGTATCGATCTGGCGGCTTGGCTGGCCGATGAAGTGTCGATCGAGTTCGCCGAGCAGGAAGGTGCCGCCTTCGCCAACGGCAACGGCATCAACAAGCCGCGTGGTATTCTGGCCTACGATACGGTGGCGAATGCCTCCTATGCGTGGGGCAAGATCGGCTTCGTGGTGTCTGGCAAGTCGGATGGCTTCCTGGCTGCAACCACGTCGGTCAGCCCGGCCGATTGTCTGATCGACCTCTACTACTCGCTCAAGTCCGGCTATCGGAATGGTGCGTCGTGGCTGATGTCGGACAAGGTGATGAACACGGTTCGCAAGTTCAAGGATGCGGAGGGTGCCTATATCTGGGCGCCGCCTTCAGGCGCTGCCGAAGTCGCCACCATCCTCGGCAAGCCGGTCCATACCGACGACAATATGCCGGCGGTGGCGGCCAATGCCTTTCCCGTCGCCTTCGGCGACTTCGGCCGCGCCTATCTGATCGTCGACCGCATCGGCATCCGGGTGCTGCGCGATCCGTTCACCTCGAAGCCGAACGTGTTGTTCTACACGACCAAGCGTGTCGGCGGTGGCGTGGTGAACTTTGAAGCCCTCAAGCTGCTGAAGATCAGCACCTGATCGAACTGACGGGTGGCTTTGGCCGCCCGCTTTCCTCTCATCCATCTTTAAAAGGACTTCTCCCATGAAGGACGGTATCTCCGGCCTCGGCCTCGTTGCATCTCTGGTTCCCGCCGTGCTCACCGCCACCACCAAGGGCAGCCATGCCGATCTGCAGGGCTTCAAATCCGCAACCCTGATCATCAATACCGGCGCGATTGCCGGCGATGGCCTCTTCGTCGTCGCCATCCAGGAGAGCAACACGACCACGGATGGCGATTTTGTCGATGTGGCGGCCGGCGACCTGCTGGGCACGCTTCCTGCCGCGCTCGAGGCCAGCACGGCCTACAAGCAGGGCTACAAGGGCACGAAGCGCTATATCCGCGCCGTCATCACCAAGACCTCCGGCACGTCGATTGCCGCCGGTGCGGTTTTTGCGCTCGGCCATCCCCACGACGCGCCGATCGTCTGATCCGCCAGGGCGGCCGGACGACCGGCAACGCTGACCCTCTGGCCGCCCATCAGCCATCCGAAGGCTGGTCGCTTCTCTTTCTTATACGGACCTCGAAACGTGCTCGCACCCGTTCGCACCCTCGCACCAGCCAACATGCCGGTGTCGCTGGCTGAGGCCAAAGCCCATCTGCGCGTCGATCATGACGACCAGGACGATCTGATCACCGCCCAGATCAAGGCGGCGACGGCATATCTCGACGGCTGGTCCGGCATTCTCGGGCGGGCGCTGATTACCCAAACCTGGCGACAGGAGTTTGGCCGCTTTGCCGATCACCTGCCATTGCCGCTGGCGCCGGTGACCGCGATCGACAGCGTCAGCTACTTCGATGCCGGCAATGTGCAGCAGACATTGGACGCCGGCGTCTACGATCTGTTTGCCGACGCGCACGGTGCCTATGTCACCCGGCGGTCAGGCCAATCCTGGCCGGCTACCTTCCGTCGCGCGGATGCCGTCTCGATCAACTTCACCGCCGGCTATGGCGCGGCGGCCGGCGTGCCGGAGCCCATCCGCCAGGCCATCCTGCTCATCGTCCAGCGCCTGTTCGATGGTGCAGACACCAGCATCGATGTTGCCATTGACCGCACCGTCCATGCCCTGATCGCACCCTATCGCAGAAGCCCGATCTGATGGCCAGGATCACCGCCAATGATCTACGCGACCGCGTCAGCTTCGAAAAGCGCGAGGAGATCGATGATGGCTATGGCAACACCTATGGCCAGTGGGTGCCACAGTTCGAGCGTGACGCCTGCATCCTGCCCTCCAAGGGCGGCGAGACGGTCATTGCTGCCCGCCTGCAGGAGGTGCAGCCGGCGCTGATCATCGTACGCTTCGATGCCGAGACCGCCACCATCACCGCCGAATGGCGACTGATCGAGACCCGCTCCGGCTCCATCTACAATATCCGCACCGCCGCCGACATGGAGCGACGGCGCCGCTTCATCACCATGCTGTGCGAGGCCGGCGTGGCGACGTGAGCCGTCACCGGCAAGGCCGCGAGCCGAAACAAGTCTCTCCTGGAGAACCGCCATGACGCCGCCGAAAGCGGGCGACCAGTTCCGCATGCCCGACGCCGAGTTCGAGGCGATCCTGACACGCGCCGCCCCGAAGTTCAGGCGATCAGCGCGAGTCCCATCCCGCCAGCAGCGGCGATGAGCACCACCATCCATGGCGGGGTCCTCCAGGCCATCAGCAGGACGAAACAGGCGAGCGCCAGCGCAAAGTCACGCAAGTCTCCAATGGCGCTGGTGAAGACGGGCGAATAGAGCGCCGCGCCGAGAATGCCGACGACGGCGGCATTGGCGCCCTGCATCAGCGATCGGGCCTGTGGCATGGCGCGGAATCGATCCCAGAAAGGC